CTCTCTTTGAGTTTCTCGGTGCCATGGTGCTTAGGATGCACTCAACTGTTTCCTCCAAAGTCCCATAGGACAAGGAGTTAGTAGTGGGAAGTATCTTAAGTCTCCATCTGTGCCGGAGACAGAGAATGCTCTTTATTCATTCTCAGGCGCCATCTCTTTCTGAGTACCACTTTGTGGTCGCTCCGGAGCTGCAAGCCTTCGAAGTTGACTCCAGTATTTGTATACTGAAGAAACCCGAAGGGCGAAAGGGTCCAGCTCAGGTCGTACAGTTGCCTTCGTAGAAGGCAACGGGACCAGTCCCGCCTTATCCACAGACCTCCATATCTGTGTGATAATAGCCGAAACTTGCACAAGGTTCATCCTTATGTTAAGTCCCTGGAGATGACGTAGAGACTTCGAATGCAATTCGAGAGAATTGGTCGCAGAAACAATAGCCTTGTTTGCTGCAGCATCCGTGACGGCTGTCACAGGATCTTCGAGTTTCTCAGAGAAGAAAATATCTTCCTGATAATTCTCTAGGTTGGTGATCGCAGGATCCACCAAACTGCTCTGCACCGCAGTACAGAATGGAGTTAATTGCGTAAGAGACTCCTCATCCATAGGACGAGAAGTATCAGCGCTTTGGCTCCATAGCCATTCGGGCCAAGTCCTGAAAGCCAATCGAGCTCCCATAACTGGATTCGTCAGAGATACGCAAAGTGAGAGGACCCGTTTTGACAATTTGTCCCAACGTGTCGTTCCCACTTTTGAAGCGACTCTGAACCCTCCGCCAAGAGCACGCACAAAGTTCCCGAGAGTACCCGAAGGGTACCAGGCAGCTAGTGCGCATGCGACTCCGGACTGGGACTGCGCTGCAGCCCAGAACTTCGTCGGCATGCCGGACAGGTCAGATCCCTCATAGAAGAATCTCTTCGCGAATTCCAGGGTTTTCCCGGAACTCACTAGACTTTTCGCTAGCCCAATTTCCACTCCGAGTAACCGGCATAATGCACGGTACTTCTTGGCGACACGGTCGTCAGCAATGACTATGTCATCGCCTAATACCGCGTATAGGGCAAACCAACCTTTGTGGCCCGCTCGTTGTGCGGAATACTGTACCATCGCGTGATGGACTAGAGCGAGCATACCCCATGAGGAGTACGCACCCATCGGCTGGCCGACAGCATAACGGAGGAACGGAGTTCCAACGTTTTGCTCCCGCGCGATCCTTTTTGGAATCACGTAGGGTCGACCAACCAGAAGGGTTGCCCAGGCTCTTGCGAACCTCTGTCCAAATATACACGCTAGTAAGATTTCCTGGATCTTAATGGGTATACGATCTGTCGCAGACGATAGATCGTAAGAGTAAATGATCTGACGAGAATTTACTCGCTTCAAGAGACGCTCAACCGGCTTTAGCTGGTCGAATGTCCCATCTTGGGGAATCTCTTCGAGAATCCCAAAGATCCACTTGTGAAGTGGATAAAGCGCCCACTGGGTCCAGCAGTCTACCAGAGCTACCACCCGGACCTTCCCCGCAGCTTCTGGAAGTAGGGCAAGACGTCCACAGATGTTCTTGCCGTATCCGTGCGCATTCGGGACTTTAGTCCTGTCAGTCGCACGGGCCTGCCGATAAAACACGGCAGTGTCTTCCAGCAGCGTCCAAAGACTCTTAGTACTACCGTAACCTCCCGGAATTACTTCTAGGAAATCACGTAGTATGTTAGAGTTTAAGGACGCGAAACCTTCCTCAGTAGAAGGAGAAGCTGACCATCTCATCGCTGAGACGATCCGGTGCGCGAACGAGGTTGGTGTACCAGATAGCCAGGATGGTACAGGCTTCTTGGTAAGTTTGAGGTTGTTAACTTTCTTAACAATTTCGGGGTCCTCAAACCTGTCTGCAGAGACTGAAGAGATCACAAAAGGCGTTGGCCTTGGGTAATCTTCAGGAGAAACCTCCCGAAGATCCCTGATTAGATCGAAATTCAGTTTCCCGAACTCGACCCCCGAGTGTGCTTGAATCCCTGGAAGGAAGGAATTGAGCAAGAACGATCTCCAATCCGTGAGGAATGAAGGTCGGAGCTCTTTCCCTGGACCTATTATCGATAAGAAATTAGGTCTTCCCTTACAGGGCATCACTCGGTACATCCCGAAGAATGTTAACCAAAGCCGGATTGTCTCTCTGTTTCCAGAACGGATCTGTGTCCGCACGAATGCAGGCATAATCCGCGGGAGTCCATCCCGAGACCGGGAATACGCAACCTTTCCATTCTTCCTTGAGTTGAAAGACAGTTGACCTCCGGGTAACGATTGAATAAGTGCAACGTTACAGACTTTCAGGTACAATACAAG